ATGCGCACATTCTTATTCCTTTTTCTACGCATTCCATTGACATTGACTTTGACTTTGACGACGACGACGACGACGACTTTGACATTGACATTGACATTGACATTTTACTATTCGACTTTTGACTTTTAGACGTTATTTATTTTTGATATTTATACTTTTATTTCACTACCTTACAAACTTTTCAATTTTTTTACAATTTATACTCTTTTTTACAATACTTAAAAATTATGGGGAACCAAGGTTCCCCTATGACCCCTCCTTTTTAATTTTATGTTAACTATAATAAAATTAAAATAATAATCCATAAATAAAATAAGAATGAATAAAAATTTTTATTTATAATATTGTAAAATAATATAATTTTTATCACTATTATCAAATTTTTTAGCACCAAATGATATTTGTATAGTAGGTGATCCATCTGGACCATTAATATTTGTAATAGATTTAACTTCATCTGGAGTTAAAATATTTGTCTTTAATAAATCTTTATAGGTTGAATAATTTTCTTCTATATGAGTTGTATTTACTGAAGATGGTATTACAGTAATACCTCTTCTCATATTCCATAATAATACTAATTGAGCTAAAGTAATTGGAGCATATTTTTTTAATAAATCTTCTAAAACTGGTTCATCTGCTAATGAATTTAAACATGTTCTTGCTAATGGTGTATGTGCTATTACTTTAATATTATTTTTATTACATACTTCTACTAGTGTATCTTCTGGAGTAAATACATTTATTTCATTTTCAATTAGATAAGGTTTTTCTAATAAATTTTCATCACAATATTGTAATAAATTATGTAATTTATTATTATAAATATTTGCTACTCCAATTTTATCAGCAAGTCCACAATCTTTTGTTTTAACCATAATATCTTTCCATGAATCATTACCAATAAAATCATGTAATAAAGCTAAATCAAGTTTTTTTATTTGTAATTGTCTTATTGAAATTTCAAAATCATATACAGAGACTCCTTTTCCTATAATAAATAAATCTTCTCTTGTAACAATTCCTTCTGTAATGGCTCTTTGAATTCCTACTCCTATAGAATATTGATTTCCATATAAAACTGCACAATCAAAACATCTATAACCTGTTTTAATAGCTTCATATATAACATCACTCATATTTGCAGTATTTCCTGCTCTTTGAAATGTTCCAAACCCAATCAAAGGAATGTCTCCATATACTTTACTCATTAATGTTCGATCTAAAAGACTAAATATATTAGGTGTACAATGAGTTGCTTTACTCATATTTTGTGGTGAAAAAACACTATCTAATGTATTAAAAGAATTTTTACAAGTAGTTAAATTATTTTGTTCATTATTTATTTTATTTAAATTATATTTAAATACATACCAAATTATCATAATTATAATCATAATTATAATCAAAAAAAATATAGAATTTATATTTAATAATTTATGATTTTTTCCATTACTTAAAGATTTTAAGGCAGAATTATATGTATTTTCTAAATATTTATACATTTTAATTTATTATATATATAATAAATTATTAGAATTTATTATCTTTCAAAATAGATTATGTCCGGATTATAAGTCCGGATTAATTTAATACACTTAAATCTATACCACACAAAACCATACCTACAACATAACAATGACCAAAAGGCACATTTAGGTCCTTTATCTTTTCTTTCAATAGTTCCTCAGTCAACTCCAAACAAGTTACACTCTTATCTTCATTTCTAGGACCATCAAAGTCAAATATAGTAATACTCTTACCCTCATCTAATAACTTCTTCCAATATTTAACCCTTTCTCTATCCTTAATCAAATCATAATATTCCTTACAATAGACCTCTTTTCTTGACGTAATATAATCCATATCTCCTCTATCCTCGTATCCCTCAAAACGCGCACATAGTATCTTCTTACCTTTTCCCTTAGGATATCTCCTCTTCGCTTCTAATTGAGACTTCCACCAATCCTTAGTTACCTTCTCATCTATTCCTTCAAATATTTTACCAGATTGCCATCTACTCTCAAAATTCCAATAACCATAATATCCTCCCTCTATAGGAGTCATCGGACTAAAATCTCTTCTATCTAAACTTGACTTTGCTTGTGCGCTCGTAACATTTAAGTTTAGTGATTCACTGTCTAACTTAACAGCGCGAGCACCTCTCATGTTCATACTAGCAATATAAACCTTACCTCTTTTAACTTGAGTCGTCATCTTTCTTCTTATTTAATACATTTCACTTAAAATAAAAAAACATTTCATTTTTATTTTATTATTTTATTATTTTATTATTTTATTATACCTTTTATAAGTTTAAATTTATACAGTCATATCACAAGTATATTTTTTTGTCTTTACAACTCGCTTATCAGTATATATCCAATCCGGAAGATTATAAATGTAACTCTTTCCATTAACATAATCTAAAACAGCTTGTCTACAAGCAGTAGGTTTTTCTGGATTGAAACCAGGAATATTTCTATTAGTTACACTATTTAACCATCTACATGCTATATTTTCAAGTTTTTCAACAAATTTTTTATGTTCCTTCTCTGATTTTACAGTTATAAAACGATATTGCTTATCAAAATTATATAAAACACTATCATATGTGTCAGATATGTCAATAAAATAATTATTACAATAATCCCTCAATCCTTCTATCTCTTTAAATAATTCTATAAAATTATGATTACATTTTTGAGTATTCTTCAAATTTGTAATAATTCTATAAAAGATACTATTAATAGTAGTATTAAAGAACTGGAGAATATTATATATTTCCTCATTCTTCTTTATTTTCTTATCATTTCTCTGTATTAAAGTCTTGAACTGCGATTCATTAATCTCATTAGTCATAAATTTAATTCTTAATTCTTCATTATTTTTATAAATATCAGTTCTAAATTTTGGCATCTCAACTTCGCGATTGTGAATAATATGTTGAACCATTTCAATAACTGTATTGAAATCCCTTTCAACTGTCAGAGTATTTACACCGGTGTTATTAGTTTCCCTATATAAATCAATATGGTTATTGTTCTTAGCATAATTAATAAGTTGATCGAATGTATTATTATTAATTTCATAACAGTCACCATTTCCTTGGGGTAAACCTCCTCCACCAGCAAACATATCATTTTTAACTGGTTCTAAACCGCCATTTTTTCTCTTCCACTCATAATAGTGAGGATTATGAATAGTCTTTTCAATATTTCCAGTTTTCCAACTAAATGCAGTATGACACTGAGTACACCACATTTGGTCGCACCCATCGATCTTAAATATCTTACTCGAGCACGTAGGACATGCTTTTGTATCCATCTCTAAAAGTTTCGCAGTTTTTACATTATTTTCATCACAAACATGGTCTTCATTATTTAAGATTTCGTGACAATTTTTACATGTTTTATTCTCACATAAACCACAAATCCAATTTTTATTTAAGAAACCACGACAATTTTCACCAGGACACGCTCTAATATAATTATTTGTATTATTTTTTACAGTGTTTACTGAGTCATCTGTATAATTTTCTTCTCCCAAAAAATCAATTGGTTGTACGTTTCTTCTAACTCTATCAATATTAATTTCTAGACGCCTCTTTATATCTTCTAAATTTTTAATTTGATTTCTTATTTCTTGTAATTCATCCTTCATTTTATTCATTCTTATTTTATTCTCAATTAAAGGTTGTGTAGCAGGCATTAGTGCCTTTTCTCTTTCATATAATATATCCTCCATATGTTTTTTAAATTTATCAGTCATAAACGATCCACCAATTTTTGTCTTAATAAACTTTCTAGACCAGTCCTTTCCACAAGACATATTCATACACTTAGGTGAAGGTTGATCTAAAATATAAGTCTCGCAACATTTGTTACAAGCGTCAAACCCGCAATAGTCACATTTAATAGGATCTTGTTTATACTTATCGCAGCAAATATTGCAATACATTTTTCGTATTTGTAATTTATCTTTTAAAAGTCAGTAATAATTATATTTATGTATTTGATAAAAATATAGAAAACTATTTCAATTTTTTTAAGTAAAAAATTTAACTTAAATTTAACGCAATTTTAACGCAATTTTAACGCAATTTAAATTTTAAGTTAAACAATTTCGAGTTTTAAATTAATTAAAATGAAAGTCATTATACAAAATATACAAAATATAATTTATTTATAAATAAACTTACCTAATTATGTTAATCTTTGTGCGCCTTACTAAACATCGTTAATGCTTCAATATTAATACTACTAGTAAATTGAGTTAGTTGTTTTCCGATATTATTGACTTTTTCTGTCAAATTAAATGTTCTCTCATTACTATACTCAATATCTGCAATATTTTTATCAGTTTTTTTAATTAATTTTTCGACATCGAGCCAAAGTCTGTCATATAGAGTAGATACATCTTGTGCCAAGTCTTCAGTTTTTTGATATAGACGCCAATAGCGCTCTTCAGCGTCGGTCTTCAAATTACAAAACTCTTTTTCAATCGCCTCTATACCTGTCTTGGTTAAGGGCACGGCGGGTTCACAATATTTCCAACAATCAATGCAAATGCTCTCATTATCGTTGACGTCAACTTTGCTACAAATGCGGCATTTTTCCTTTGGTTTAGTTTGTTCTTTTTTGATCAAAAGATCAGAAAGTGTTTTGATATTTATGGTATGTACATCGAATGTTTTAGTAAATTTTTCATTAAGTTGAATTAATATAGACATTTTCTCTTCCATTTCTTCCATCCTTTGAACCATTTGCGTTTCCCTCTTTTCCATTTCCGCGATCTTTTGAACCAATTTAGTCTCGCGCTCTTCCATCAACTTAAAGTTGTGAGCAACCTGATCTACGTTTAACTCCGTCTTAGGTATAGGATTTTTATTTTTAAGCAAAATCCAATATTCGTTTTGCTCTTTAACACTACCAGTATTTGTAGGTTTTTCGCACGGATAAAACCAATAACTGCCTCTTTTCTCGATTGCTTCCATAATTTCGTGTGTTTTTTGCTGAGGAGTAAAATGAACGAACGCTTGTTGAAAGTCCTTTAAGTCACTGTGAAGTCCTTTCGCATGACTTGGGTGCTCTACAAAGTCAACGCGTTCGACTTTTCCTACGCAATTGAGTGCAAAATAATTAGAAATTATTTCTTCTGTGTTAACCTTAGAGATTGTAGGAATGTAGACAGAGTACATTACTTGAGTGTTACTTGATGACATCTTATTAAAATTAGTTTAGTTTTAACTTTTAAAGTGTGTGGGTTTATATAATTAATAATCCTAGACAAATTGTGGAAAAGCATTTCAATTTTTTTGAAAAATCATTGTTTTTTTTTAAAAAAAATAAAAAATAAATTAAAAATATTTTACGATTAATA